CGGTGATCGCGCGGGACCGATCATCTTGTGCGAGCGAACTTGCTATTGTAGTACAAACCATATGTCACTATCCACAGACTACCTACTCCTCAACATTGGACACTCAACCTTGAAGTGGCACTTAAGCCGCATCAAAAGCGGATCGTTCACCATTGACCAAGTCGCAGGGTTCTATTGTCCCGATCCCAAGAAATCGGTTTACAAAACCGTTACCCGAGGTCTTGAGGAGCTTGCCAAAATGAAGCCCGAGAACTTGCCGATCCAATTGCGATGACTCAAACCGAGTACGTCAAACACTCTGGCCTAACCAAAGGCAGGGTTTCGCAACTCACCGCAGCAGGGATGCCGTTGACCTCCCCAGAAGAAGCAGACGCTTGGAGAGGATCGCGCAAAGGGATTGGCGGTAGACCATCAACGCTCCAGCGAATGACTGCGATCCAGCAGCAACCAGCACCAGAACTCGCAGGGGGACCATACAGACCTCCCGAAGCATCTACCGCTATCAACGCTGCTCTTGCGACAGAAGACTCCCCGCAGGGAGCGTATGAACGGCAGAAGAAGATCGAGCGAGCCGCTTATGATCTAGCAGTCGAAGCGTTGCAATCTCGGTCCCTAGATGCTGGCCGAATGGTCTCAGTACACGCGACCGCAGCAAAGAATCTCATATCAAGCCGCGATGACGTACTGGCTCAATCAGAGAAGGAGCGAACGCTTGTCTCCGGTGCTTGGGTTAAGAAAGCAATGCAGGAACACGATGGAGCAGTGTCTCAACTCTTAAAGTCGATGCCGAAACAGTTATCCGGTCGCATTGCTCCGCATGATCCCGAACACGCAGAGCGCGAGCTAGAGCGTTGGGTCCAAGAAGTATGTCTCAAAACTCTGCATCAAACGGACCCGTGGAAATCTTAAACTGCCAGAAGCCAGCCGGTATCGAATCGCTTCGCCAGAACCGAATCGCGATCAAAGCGATAGAGCGGCAGACTGGCTTAGAGTTCCTGTCGATATCAGACCAAGAGCCTTCCCGCATTGATGGCTTCATCTTTGATCCGTTCAAAGGGATCATCACCGGAATCTATGAGGTCAAGACTCGTAGCTATGGCTTGCACAAGCTCCAGACCACATTTGGAAATGAATGGATGATTTCTTGGTCCAAAATCCAAGCGGCTCTTGAGGTCACCAGACGCACTAAGCTCCCGTTCTACGGAGTGCTGCATCTGCTGGATGACAACATTGTTATGATGGTTGAGATCTTCAACCGCAATGCGTCTTGGGCGGCAAACCATAAGGTTGAGGACCGTCTGGTTAACGGAATCAAAGATCGCATGGCGTTAATCGATATGACGACCGCTATGCAATATAAGATGAACCAACTATTCTGATGACAGACCTAGAGCTTGAAATCCTAGAGTTCCGACGACAGTTATGGCGACCGACTCCACGGCAGTCTGTGGTTGAGTGGGCCGAGAGCAATCTGACTCTAAGCCAGCGGCAGACCGAGCATCCCGGACCTTTTAGTACAGCGGTCAGACCATATTGCCGAGAACCGTTGGAATCTTGGAAAGATCCTGCGGTCTCCGAGGTTACTCTGTGTTGGGGAAGTCAAACCAGCAAAACAACGACGCTAATGGCTGGTCTTGCTTGGTCCATTGACGTAGAGCCGTCTCCTGCGTTGTGGCTTATGCCGTCTGAGAATCTGGCTCGTAGCTTCAGCAAGTCGCGCTGGTTGCCAATGCTGGAAGACTCACCGGCAATGATTGCGCGGTTTCCAACCGACAAAGACCAGATCACCAACCTTGAGCAGCAATTCGACCGCTGCACTTTGACTTTTGTGGGGAGCAACTCACCGGCAAATCTAGCTTCCCGTCCCGTCAGAATCCTAGTTGCAGATGAGGTGGACAAGTTCGCTGACGCAACCGCCAAAGAAGCTGACGCTCTGGATCTTGCCGAGCAGCGGCTCAAAGCGTTCAGCAGTTCCAAAGCGTTCTTCACCTCGACTCCCACAACCTCGGAGGGGAGGATTTGGCAGCGATATCTACGAGGAGACCAGCGGAGGTATTACATTCCCTGCCCATACTGCCGAGAGCATATCAAGCTGGAGTGGCGACAAGTCACTTGGGAAAACGAGAAACTGGAAGACGGACGACCTGACTGGCAGCGCATCCGTACCACCGCCCATTACGTCTGCCAATTGTGTCAGGGAAAGATAAGCGACAGCCAGAAAGTCGCAGGGTTACGGCACGGCAAGTGGATCTCGGAGAATAAAGCCAGCCTCCCAAGCGTAAGATCCTACCATCTGTCGTCTCTCTACTCTCCAGACCGCAAATGCACTTGGGGAAATCTTGCCGTCGCATTCTTGGAAGCAAAATCCTCGATGATGGGGTTGCAGGGATTCATCAACGGAATGTTGTCGGAACCGTGGGAAAATCAGGAGACTCAACAGGACAGAGTCGAGATTGTCTCTGACGCTGGAATCCCAGAAGCAAGACGCTACCTGACCGCTGACGTACAAGCTGCGGCTCCGTTCTTGTGGTGGGTCTGCCGCGAGTGGAGCAAAGGCAACTCTAGACTTGTTGGGGCGGGTCACGCTGATGACTTTGCCGCACTCCGTAGGATTCAACTCCAGTACAACGTCCACGACATGGATGTTGGCGTTGATTCCGGTTACAACACTCAAGCGGTGTACGATGCTTGCGCTGAGTTTTCGCAGAGCAGCGGAAGCCCGATAAACTACCCATGCGGTCTGCGTTACCCACCAGAGGGAGGTCTCCGAAAGCCAATGTTAATAGGCTGGTTGCCAATGAAGGGACGAGAGACCGGAGCAAGATTTACGTCTAAGACCGGCTCCATCCATCCGTTTGGAATTACAACGTCAACCTCGATGCGTACTGACGCTGTACAACCGTTGCTTGTCTTTGACACCGAGCATATGCGCGAGGTACTCCAGCGGCTCCGTAAAGGGACCGAGACGCATCAATGGAGTGTTTGTAGCCTACCCGCTCCGCTCGACGCTGAAGGAGCCTTTGCGAGCGATTCCGACACCTATTGGAAGCACTTAGACAGCCATCTTCTTAAGCCAACGGCTAACCGCTCCGGTAGGATCAAACACTTGTGGTTTAAAAGAAACACTCGTTGGCCTGACCATTTGCACGACTGTGAAATCATGCAACTTGCTATGGTTATGTTGTGGGGAGACCTAACTTCCAGTACCTCCGAAAATTCTAGTGGTTGACAAACTTGCAGGTCTGTTGATAGTCCGCCCAAGTGTTCACATACACAGTAGCAACTAAGCGGAGTTACTTGCGTACGACCTACGCGAGCAAAGCCGCTTTGACATTGCTTGAGGCTTTAACGGCAAAGCTGACTGTTTCGGCTAACTCGATGGAGAGCGGAAATGTGGTCCGTAGCACTTCTAGCTCTGACGTTTCTGTTGAGTTCGCTGAACCCGGTAAAGGTACAGCAGCACCAATTGAGATGCTCCAAATGTGGGAGTCTCTGCTAACGGATTACGATTACGCTGTAACGCTTCTTTCTGGTGATGGGATCGCTAGTCCAACCGATCTCCAGATTTACAACAAGATGCTGACCGCCGTTCTGGTTTCAACCACTCGGTATTATGGGGATTTCACGCAATTCCGCCGTGAAGCCACAACCCGAATGAGCTAATGGGCTTTCTTCAAAACATAGCGAACAAGCTGTTCCCTGCTCCAGTTAACAAATACGAAGGAGCCGGTCAGTCATTGCGTCGTTCGTATCTCGATACGTCTTACACTTCCGCGCGGTTTGATGTTACGAGCGCGACCCGTCAAGCCATCGTTCGCAAGTCTCGCTTTTTTGAGCAAAACAACGCTGTTCTAAATAGGCTTGGAGACTTGTTTGAGAGCTACACAGTTGGCTCAAGCTTTTCGGTTCAACCAGCTTCTAGTGATTCTGCTTGGAACTTAAAGGCAAAGAAGTGGTTTGATGTCTGGAGCCGTTATCCCGATATCGGTTCTCGTCAGTCGTTCAGCACTCTAATGGGGCAAGCCGCTCGCGGTTGGTTCTACGATGGTGAATCATTCTTGCTGCTCACCAAAGGTGACACCGGCAAACCTCGATTGCAGCTTATTGAGGCTCAGTCCATTGCGACTCCGGTAGGGATGCAAGCAGACGAGACCGTGTTTGACGGTATCCGGTTTGATCCTCGTACCGGACGAGCGATATCCTACTTTATTGGATCGGAAAAAACTCAGGGTAACCTGACTGATGTTCGCTCCATTCCCTCTGACTCGGTTGTACATATCTACGAACCGAATCGTCCCGGTCAGCTTAGAGGTCTTCCGTTTGTCTCCGCTGTCATCAACGATCTCCACGATCTAGATGATCTGCAAAAGCTGGAGATGGAAGCTTGTAAGTTAGGCGCGTCTGTCGCTCAGATTGTTAAGACTGACGCTGGTGAAGTCCAAGCGAGCAACCTCCGCGCTGGTACTGCTGGAGCAAGCGTAAACACTGCCGAGAACTATTACGAACAGGTTTTTGGA